GTGTTGCTAAAGCTGTTGCACTATCTGAACTTAAATTATCTTCATCTAAAATAGATGCAACTGTTGATCCGCTGCTAAAAGATAAACTACTTATGCCATTAATTGTTCCGCCATTTATATCAACTGTGTTATCTGCTGTAATACTCCAGGGCAAAGTTATCCAGGCATCGTTTCCGCTGTTGCGGATCTTCATAACTGAATTGCTAGTATCTACCCACAATTCATAGGCAAACATAGTTGCTGGCTCTGCGGCTCCAGAGTTATTAGAAACAATTGCAGTAAGTGCATTGTTTAGATCTGCCCTAAAATTTGATCCAGATTGATTTATTAAATTGTAGTCATGTTGAGACATTAGCTACCCTTTTGTTGTTTATAAATTTTACTTTTATTAATAGTTTTTCGCATATATATTTTTATTCTGGTTGACTAGGAAAAACCACATCAGACAATACATCTGCATTTGTATATTGTTCTGGCAAATCTCTCAAAGCTTGCCTGTATGTAGCCCATTCAGCTTTTTTTTCATTACTTAAAGGTGAATCAGCGGCCTGTGTCCAATCACAATTTTTTAACCTGCTTTGTCTTATTTTTCTAACTATCTCTAAAGTATCGTCATTAGATTTAATGCCGTTTACTATTTCGTTATCTACAACGCTAGAATTTTCTAAGACTTCTGGACACCCTTCAATCCAGTTTAAGCCATCCTCTGGACATGATGCTGACTCTAATCCAACAGCACAATTTTGTGTAAATTTAATTTTTCCTTCGTTGTTGTACCAGCTTATTTTTCTCATTTATCTATAGGTTACAAAGACTTGTAAAACTGAAGCACCATAGCTTCTAGTTTGACCGCCTATTGTTGATGTTCCTTGTGTTTGTAATGTCATTTTGTATTGATAGTAGTAATCAGCTGTATATGAATCAGAGTCAGCAATTGTTTGTATAGCCTCAGCACTATCGCCAAACATTTTATAATCTGCTATTTCTATATAAGTTGCAGAGGCAACTCCATTACTTGTTGATGCAGATCTTCTATAAAGCCTAAGTTGAACAAAGTCACTGCTACTTCCAGAGTTAGCAACAACAGAAGTATTACCAATTACAGCAAATGGATTATCCGTGTTGCTTGGTGCTTGAAAAACACTGGTTGTCACAATGTCTGTTTCACTTAAATTATCTGTGTACCAGTAACCCTTTGATCCAGTTGCAACTGTAAAATTGCTAACAGCTTGATTGGCTATTTGTGTAGTATTAACGCCAGCATTTTTAATAATTAATTGGCCGCTTGATGTATCTAAAGTTACATTATCTATTTGAATTTTGTCAGCTGACAAATTTGTGATCCTGGCATTATCAATAAACACAGATCCGCCGCTGACTGTAAACGGACTGACGCTTGATCCAGCATCATTATCAATCTTAAATGTGTCAGCTAAAAACGCCACAGTAGATGTTGCACCAGTTCCAGAAGATGCATTGCTGTTTAAAACCATTTGTGCAACTTTGCCATTAGCATTTAATTTCAAAACATAGGATGCAGAGGCATTGCCATTAATGGTAGATATAGCAGATGCATTTGTTGATATGCTAGAACTGTTGGTGCCAACTGTAGAATTTAAACTTGTTATTGCAGATGCATTTGCAGAGGCTGAATTAGTGACTGTAACAATGTCGCTTTGTGCTGCTGCAATTGCTGTGCCTTGACTGGTCACAGTTGAATTCAATGAATTATATAAGGTAACAAGCGTTGCATCCCTGGCCTTTTCCCAACCATTATTAGATGAATTTCTAACATACAACTGATTATTATCATCGGTATCAATCCACATATCCTGGCCCTGGAGTGCAGAGCCGTCTGCCCTGGTGCTAGGTGCTGAGGTTGATCTTTGTAATTGTGATGAATTAGTGCCACCAGCATTTATAGCACTTGTAACATCGCTTGCCAGCTTAGAAATATTTACAGCTCCACTTTGTATATCATCTTGCCTAACTGGTAGATCTGCAATTGTAAAAGATAAAGTTCCAGCCGCTGATTCTGCCTTAACAGAATTAATTGCTGTGACTTCAGCTGTGTAAGAGCCTGTCGGCAAAAAGTCTAAAAAAGCATAATTAGAAGTAACAATATTATTGTAAACAGCAACAGATCCGCTTTTAATTACAACCCTATATTCGTTGACTGGATAATCATCATTATCTGTCCAGGTTATGTAAGCTCTATCAGTCGCAGAATCATCAGTATCAACAAAAGACAAATTGGCTGGTGTAACTAAAGCAAAGGCTGAAGGTATATTTGCCAAGCCAGGAACATTAGCGGCTGCTGGCAAAGTGTATGTGTAAACATCAACATAAATTATTGCTGTGATATTCAACAACCCATCTGGCAATAAGTCTATGGTTTCAATTCTGTAAAGGGTTGAACTAAGATCTAAAGGTGCATAAGTTATATCAATAATATCTCCAACATTACATTTGTATAATTCTGGAGTTGCCTGGAAGGTTATTTGTGTTTGATACCTGCTCCTGGCCAATAAACCACGGCCCATGTTGTATGCAACATAGGGAGAGCTAACAAACTCACAATCAATTTTAATTTCTAATTCTTCACCACCATCATCTGAAGTAAAATCATTGGCATCGGTTGTAGCCTCATGTAAAACAGTGACAGTATCTGCCTCATAACCTTTTTGAGAATTAAAATAATTAACAACAACTTTGTTATAGCGATTGTCTTTATTGCCATAGTTAATGCTTATACCGCCATCACTAATAATGTGATTTGCATTAACTGAAAATGTAGAAGATCCAGTGTCCTCTATTGATAGTTCATATTTTCCATCTACATAATTAAATATGCCTCGCATTGATGCCAGGAGTGCTTGGCTGTTTTCCATAACAGTTACATTTGCATCTATAACGCCATGACATTGAAAGCGTTTAGTTTTTATTAAAACAGTGCCAGTTTCGTTGGTATAAGTTGCACCCAAAAGATTTTGAAAATAAATTCTATTTGACTGACTTTCACCATAAGGCTGAGTTCTATCTGTTGAATCAATTGCTATATCGCTAAAAACATTTTGACTGCTTGAATTTGTGATTGTTGCATAATCACCTGCTCGCATTGTTTTCCAGGTGCTTTCGCTAACATTAATTAAATTTGTTCCGTTTTCACCGCTAAAAGTAATAGATGCCGCAGTTCCGTTAAAGTCTGGCGTGTTAACCAATGCCTCACAAGCTGTTGCAGCTGTGCCAAAAGTTGTTAAATTTAATTCGTTTGATCCAAGGCCTTTGCCGTATTCTGCGTTTGAAATGTAATCCAGGAAACATAAAGCTGGATTATCTGAATATGTATACGTTCCAGGTGTTCCAAATGTTTGATTGCTATCCCTTGGATCAAAAACTTTCTTACCTCTAACAACAACAGTTATTTGTGGCAGGCCTTTAAACATTGCTTTGGTGTCAAACTCAGCACTAAAGGCTATGTAAGCAATGCCATTAAGTTTATGTGCAGATGTCCACTTAGATCCAATTGATGCATTAAGCATTGGATCTACAGTTTGACTGGCATCGCCATGATGTGCATTAGCAACAAATCTATATCTTTTAGTTGGGTCTGTTCCACTTACGCCACCAGAAGATGTGCCATTGATATTACCAACTTGATCTGCTGTATTTAATGAGCCAGCACCAGAACTAATTTTATCTGAGCCTAAATAATATGCATCCCTAAAAACCTTGGTGTCAGTGATTGGAACTCCGTTGATTTCAATTGTTGTAAGATCTATGTGATCTACTGGCCCAACACTTAGAGCATAAACACAAAACAAGTCTTTAGATCTATTGTTAGCTGTATCAAGATAAACCAACTGACAGCCAACCCTTCTTGTTCCATAAATAATAGGTACCTTGCCACCAGCTGCAACCTTGGTTGCTAAAATGTCCTGGCCTTTACTTAACAGATCCTGGGCCGTTCTAAAGTTTTTAATACCAACAGCAACTGTCAGTATTTGAAATACTGTAAAAACTGCTTGTGCTACTTTGCTTGTTGCTAAAAATTCGCCAACTTTTACAAAAAATGCAACAACTGGATTGCCGCCAGAACTAACAGTAGATCCATACTGTCTTAAAAATCTTGGTTTTTTAAAATGTGGCAGCATTAACTACCCCACCTAATATCATCTTTTGTTTCTGTGGCATATTCAAAACCTTTATCACCACTGCTAAACGCTTGCTGTGATTCGTCAGAAAAATGACGGCCTTTTGTAAGATTCCAGTTGGCCCAATGATTGGCAACAATAATATTTATATCTGTATTATTGCCTGTTTCGCTTATGGCCACAGATCTAATATTGCCTGTAAAGAAATTTATAGCACCAACCAGGCTTTCATTAGTATCTAAAAAACCAAGATCCACAGTAACTTTTTTATCAACATAATTACCATTAGAAACTAAGGATCTAATTTCATTTGTTACATTGCTGCAAGTAATTGATATTTCATCAACTTTTAATTCACCAGTTTCCTGGGTTTGATTTATTTGCAAAAAAGATCCGCCAGCTGAATAACTGTTTGAGTTGTAAACAAGATCTGTATAAAAATCTGTAGCTCTTACAGTTGTAGATAATGCAAACTCCACCAGGTAACAAATATTAGTTTGCTGTGCTGATACCTGGGCCTGGATTGCAGCACTTAAAGATCTAGGCATTAGGCTATAACCTCTCTAACATCAAAAGAGATAGAGAATAAGCCAGAAGGATCTGTTGCATACATTAATTCGCCAGTAGACAAATAAACTGTCATAAGGGGTTTGTTCATGGTTACGGCCTCATTGTCTGCAAGGCCAGAAGTAAGATTAGGAGATATAGAAACAGTCGCTACTCCAGAACTATCTGAGGTTACATCGTCTTGCACCATGTAAACTTTTGTATGATTTGCGAACTTAATTAAATCACCAGCTTTTAATACACCAGCTGTTGAGGCTGTAAAACCATCCATTGCAATGGTTGCATCCTGGGCCGCATGTATACCAACAACAGCTATATCTGTTTGGCTTTTATCAGATCCTAAATTATCCAGTGGTTGTTGAACTGTAAAATTTTCAAATGCACCTTTTTGTTTTTGTAAGAATGCAAAAATCTTTTGTGCATCTTCTTGTTGCATAGGAGGCATTTGAACTGTAAAAGAAAAATATTGGCCACCAATTTGCCTGGCTGATTTTTTACCAGATAAAGTTTGGTTAACTAATGTGGGCCTGTTGTCCTGGAAATTTATGGCCCTAAATTTTGGTGTTGTTGGGAAGGATCCACTCATTACACTACCCCCATTTTGCCACGATTGTTCATAGCGTTATTAATCATTGCAGTAATCATTCCTTTGCGGCTATTTAGCAATTGATCGAAACCAGAGGCATCTACTGTGTTGATATTAAAATTAACTGTTGCCCCAGAACCCATGCCCTGGCCTTTCGTATGATCTATAACTGTTTCATTTGGATGTAGTATTGCTGGGAAGCCACCTTTGCCATCTACTCCGCCACTTCTTGAACCCATGCCTGTATAGCCACCACCATCAAATTTAGGTATTGATCCAAATAATTTGTTTGCCATTGGTGCAATAATCATTTGTTGTATTGCTATTCTTAATAATTGCTCCACTACAAAAGTTGCAAAATCTTCAAATGCTAATTTGCCATTTTTTAGGCCATCCATAATAGTATCTTCCATTTTTTTCATGGATGCTGCTGCTGCAGTGCCTATAGTTTTATTTATATCTTCGATTTGAGTTATAAAATTTTGCAAAGGATTGCCTAAATCATTCATGCCTTTGCCCATGTTTAATAAAAATTCTTTAGCAACAAAATCTGATGTTTTAACCTTATCAACTAAAGTGTCTAAAGATTTATTAACCTTATCTACATTTATTACTGTTTCATAAGGTATAAAATCTAATTCAAATCCCCTTAACTTTGCCAATCCTACAAATAGGTTGCCAAATGTTTTATCTAATTGGGTAACTTTATTTAATGCATTTACTAATTCCGCCAATGCGGTTACTGAGGTTCTTACAGCCTCTATAACTGCCACGGCCATTGATTTACCCAGTGCATCAAAGCCACCTACAGCTGCTGCCTGTTCAATGATAAAAGATTTAAGTGCATCGGCTATAGCTAAAAAAGCTGGTGCTAATGCAACAACCAATTGATTTGCCAACCCTGTTGCCGAGGCTTTAATTTGAGACATAACATCATTTAACTTTTCTACTGTAGCTATTCCATCTGCACCAATAATAAAACCAAGCTGCTTACCCTGTTCAATAAATTCTTTTATGCCCTCAGCTCCACCCTTAAAAATTTCTTGAAATTGTGTTCCAGATCTACCAAATAAATTAGCAAGTGCTGTTGCTTTTGTTGCTTCAGATCCAAATGCCGCTATTCCATCTGCTGTTTCAAAAAGAATGTCAGTCATATCTCTGATTTGTCCATTAGTATCAAAGATTTCAACACCCATATCTTTAAAAATATCAGCTTGCGTTTTTAAACCTCTGGATGCATCACCAACAGATCTAGTAAATTTTTCTAAACCTTTTTGTGCTGCTTCAATAGATGATCCAGCCTCAATTGCACCCTGTTGAAATGCTTGCAATAAATCAGTAGATATACCTGTGCGTTTAGCTGTTTTGCCAATTGCATCTACATAATCAAGAGATTTTTTTGTTAATACAGCTAATGCAGCACCAACACCAACCGCTGCAAGGCCTACACCAGCAACTGCTTTGCTTGCTGTTTTTGCAGCACCGCCTACTCCTTTTAAACCAGAAGTAACTTTGCTAAATGCAGCCTTTGTTTTATTAACAGCTGTTAACTCAATTTTGACTTTTTTATTTGCCATGCTTCCTTCTATCTTCCAAGATTTCTAAATAAGCAATCCAGCCTTGGTATTCCTGGACACTAATTTGTTGTAATTCCTCTAGGGTTTTTCCTAGTCTTTCTGCAAGGCTGTATTGCAGAAATAAATTAGCATCCTCTGTTAGTCCTTTTTTGTTTCCTCAATAGGCTCTTGCCCCATAATCTCCTGGGCCACTCTAACTAACACCTCACGATCAACTTTATTTAAAAGTTTATTTTTATCGCCAATATCAAATAACTTTTCCCCTTCGCTATCCAATGCCTTGTAAATTAATACATAAGCCATCATCGTTAGATCATCTTCCTGGCTCATTTTGTAGAGTTTAGAAGTTTCACTAAGCGTTAATGGCTTGCTGTATATCTTTAAAGGTTCATCGTCTTGGCCCCATTCTGGAACCTGCGTTACTCTCACATCTTGATTTTCAAAATGTTTAACTGCGTTATCTATTACTGACATTTTTTATACTGTTGTAATAGTTAATGCACCACTACCCTGGAAGCTAATGCTTGCCTCAACCAATCCATCGTGTGCACCAGAAACAGTCTTTCCAGTAATCACAGCAGATCCGCTGTAGTAAGTATCGCCACTGTCAGCACCTTCTGGGTATAGGTTAAGAGTTATGGTTGAACCAATACTCATGGCCACCTGGCCAGTTGTATCTGTTTCATCCCAAAAACACTCAACAGATCCAGAGAAGGATGTTAGTGAAGATTCAAATGTTTTAGCACTATCGCCCATTGATGTGGATTCTATTGTGTCAGCAGTCTCATCGATTGAATAAGATCTAACTTCAGCAACAGTATTAGCACCAACCTTAACAAGTCCTTCGGACCCCTTATGTATCGACATTTTCGTTTACCTCGGCTTTCGCCTGTTTTTTAGAAGAAGATTTAATTTCGTGGGCTGCTTCTTCCTTCCAACCCTTTTTTTTAAGATACTCAACCCTTGTAGGATGTGCATCTATAAAATCTTTACCATCTGGTGAAATCATTTTCATAATTTACTCCTGGTTAAACTGCCACATCTGGATTTTGCTCCTGGACATAGTAGCTAGTTAAAAAAGTCAAAGTAGCAAAAGCCAATGGCTTTTCACCCTCTGCATTAAATTCAATTTCAGTAGATTCTATGTAGCAATCTTTGGCCTTCCCAGATAATGTAGGATCCGCTGCAATTGCTTGCTCCACTTCTTTGCAAACAGTGTCCAGAGTATCTTCAAAATTAGTTGTACTCTTAACATAGGCCTCAACTATTAGGCTTAACATTCTTTCACTTGTTCTGTTTGGGCCAATCTCTATTGGCTCGCTATCTTCGGATTTTGTATAAACCAAAATCGCTGGCAAGTTGCCATCTTCTAAAGGGTAAACCCTGGAATCAAATACATTAGATCCAGTGGTTGTTAAACCAGTTAATTGTGTAACTACCTGGTTGCGGATTTGTTGTCTTACATGATCCTCCATTATTGTTCCTCTAAAACT